CCCGAGGAGCTGGCCGACTACGGATCGTACTGCCGCAATGACGTGACACTGACGTGGGACCTGTTCGGCCACATGAGCCAAGAGTTCCCCAAGACTGAGTTGCGCCTGATCGACCTGACCATCCGCATGTTCACCGACCCTGTGTTGCGGTTGGACGAGAAGATACTGCGTGACCACTTGTTGAAAGAGCAAACCCGCAAAGAGGAGCTGCTTCGGACCTTCGACAAGGATGCGCTGATGAGCAATCCTCAGTTTGCCGACCTGCTCCGGCAGTTGGGTGTTGAGCCGCCGATGAAGAAGAGCCCCGCTACGGGCAAGCTGACGTATGCGTTTGCCAAGACGGACGAGGAGTTCAAAGCCCTGCTCGAACACCCGACTACCGCAGTGCAGACCTTGGTTGCCGCCCGACTGGGTACCAAGTCTACGATCGAGGAGAGCCGGACCGAGCGGTTCATTGGAATTTCTAAGCGCGGACCTATGCCAGTTCCCCTCCGCTACTACGCCGCCCACACAGGACGGTGGGGTGGTGACGACAAGCTGAACCTGCAAAACCTGCCGAGGAATTCCCCGCTGAAGAAATCCATCTTGGCCCCTGATGGGTACATGATGATCGACTCAGACTCATCGCAGATTGAAGCACGTACGCTGGCATGGCTTGCGGGACAAGACGATTTAGTGGAGGCATTTGACCGTGGCGAGGACGTTTACAAAATCATGGCTTCGGCTATTTACGGCAAGGCTGTCGATGAGATTACGAAAGACGAAAGGTTCGTTGGCAAGACGACAATCTTGGGCGCGGGTTACGGCATGGGCGCGGCAAAGTTCCAAGCGCAACTCAAAAACTTTGGAGTTGTTATCGAGCTTGATGAAACAAAACGAATCATCGACACGTACCGCCGCACGTACCCAAGGATCACCGAGTTGTGGAAAGCCGCAGGGAACATGCTTGGAGCCATCATCGGCGACCAGTACACCGAGCTTGGACGAGGCGGCGTATTGAAGGTGCAGGGCACGAAAGGTATCCTGTTGCCGAACGGCTTGTACCTGCGCTACCCCAACCTACGCTGGGCCACCAACGAAGACGTCAAACCCGAGTACGTGTACGACACGAAGAAAGGCAAAGCCACAATCCCCAACCGCATCTATGGCGGCAAGGTGGTGGAGAACGTCTGCCAAGCACTCGCCCGGATCGTGATCGGCGACCAGATGCTGATGGTTGCGAAGAAGTACCAAGTGGTCATGACAGTGCATGACGCGATCGCTTGCATCGTGCCCGAGACCGAGGTTGAACGCGCTACCGAGTACGTTGAGTTGTGTATGCGTTTGCGTCCGCAGTGGGGCACGGAGTTGCCCTTGAACTGTGAATCTGGATCAGGCAGAAGCTACGGCGACTGCTAAGGAGAGAATATGGACTACCCCCGTATGCTACGTGCTCAACTCAAAGAATACGAAGCGAACGGGTTCCATGCAGTATTGGTGGAACCCCGTGCAGGATCACACTTCAAGGTGATATTCGCCGAGTTCACCGAGCCGCAGTTCTTAACCGCGAACATTGGATGCCCTCGGTCTTTGCGTAACAACTTGGCCCGATTTAAAAAATTAGCAAAAGGAAAGAAATGAGAAAAATACTCAACAAAGTAATCCAGTGGGCACTACGTGCGGGGAACAGCGACCGCCCCGTTCTTGTCAGTGACCCCGTGCGCCAAAGCGACTCTATGCCTACGTTCCGGATTGGCGTGATGAAGGCCATGAACGGACGCATCTTGGAGGTAAGCACGTACAAGCCCAACAACCACGGACCTGACTGGACCAGCGAGATGTTCATCGTGCCAGAAGATCAAACGCTTACGCAAGCACTCACAACTCTCTTGGTCTTGAAAGGACTCAACACATGAGCATCGTATGGTCCTTCAGCAGTCTGAAGACATTCCAGCAATGTCCGAAGAAGTATTACCACACCAAGATCGCCAAGGATGTTGTCGAGCCGGACACCACGGCCACGCTGTATGGGAAGTCGGCCCACACCGTTGCGGAAGAATACATCCGTGACGATAAACCAGTTCCCCCTCAGTTTGCGTACATGCAAGAAACGCTGGACAGCCTCAAAGCAATCCCCGGCGAGAAGCACTGCGAGATGATGCTGGGCTTTACCAAGGACCTGAAGTCATGCGAGTTTCACGCACCTGACGTATGGTGGCATGGCATTGCCGACTTGGTCGTGATCAACGAAGAAAAGAAGATGGCCTACTCTGTGGACTACAAGACCAGCAAGAGTGCGCGATACGCTGACGTGAAGCAGTTGGACTTGGTGGCGACCGGCATCTTTGCCAAGTTCCCCAAGATCGAGCGGATCAAGTCGGCGCTCTTGTTCGTTGTAAGCAAAGAGTTTGTCAAAGCGGAACACCACGCCGAGATGGTGCCCAAGTACGTAGAAAAACCCGCACGAGATGTTGCGCGAATCGAGGCGGCGTTGGAAAATGGGGTTTGGAATCCCGTCCAAGGCCCCCTGTGCAGGTTTTGTTCAGTCAAACAATGTGAGTACAACAGGAGCTAAAGATGGAAAACCAAGACACCTACGCCGCAGATGCGTACATCAAACTGCACGAGGATGTAAAGAAGTTGATTCTGAATACGGTAACAGCCGAACTGCGCCGAGACCCGTGGGGCGAGTTTGGTATGGCCGTGCGCGGGATGATTTCCACCGAGATGAACACCCACATGCAAAACTACCGGATCGTGCAACGGGGCACCATGGCGAGCTACTAAGGAATAAAAATGACAATGACAATGACCAACCAAGAAACCGACACCGCCCTTATCCTTGAAAACGAACTCAAGCGCCGGGTAACCGAAGTCCTTGGCACGATTGTGCATAAGGTAGTACGTGAACGGCTGGAGGCGGAATTTGCCGCCCAGAAAGCCAACATGCTGATGGAGATCAGCATCGCAGTGGGCAAGATGCTCCGAGTCGTCGAGGAAGAAGGACGCAACCCGTTGTGGACTGCAACCCCCGAGGAGTTTGGCCTGAAGAAAGAAGACCTGAACTCCCACATGCTTACGAAAGGTTAACCATGCCCTACACCAAAACCCCCCGACCATACAAACATGAATACGAATTGCAAAAAGCCCGAGGCGAAGGACCAGCACGAGCTGAGCGCCAACGCGCACGAGAGACCATTGACAAAAAGCACCCCGACCGAGACAAGGACGGAAAAGCTGACATCCGCGAAGGCAAAGATGTTGCGCACGTCAAAGCTCTATCTAAAGGTGGAACCAACGGGAACGGCTTGCGCCTAGAAAGCGCGGCCAAGAACCGTTCATTCAAACGCAACAGCAACCACAAGCTGGTGACCGAGACCAGCACAAAGGAACGGAAAAAGAAATGAACTTATCAGAGTATGAGTGGCCCCGTCCCCACGGGTTCACTCCGTTCGTACATCAGAAGTCAACAGCAGAGTTTTTGATTAGTAACCGCAAGGCGTTTTGCTTCAACGAGCAAGGCACTGGCAAAACCGCATCAGTGATCTGGGCCGTTGACTACCTCATGCACGTTGGCCTCATTCGCCGAGTGCTTGTTATCTGCCCCTTGTCCATCATGAAGTCGGCTTGGCAGGGTGACCTGTTCAAGTTCGCACTGCACCGCACAGTCGCTGTCGCATATGGCAACGCACGTAAGCGCAAAGAAATCATCAATGCAGGGGCTGAGTTCGTCATCATCAATTTCGATGGCGTCGGCATCGTCAAGGACGAGATCATCAACGGCGGGTTTGACCTCATCGTTGTAGACGAAGCGTCTGCGTATAAGAACGCACAGACAAGCCGCTGGAAAGACCTGCGAGACATAACAAGAGTTACCAAGGGCCTATGGATGTTGACGGGTACACCCGCCGCTCAGTCACCCGCCGATGCGTTTGGTCTGGCAAAGCTGGTCAACCCCAAAGGTGTGCCGCAGTTCTTCACGCATTTCAAAGACATGGTCATGACCAAGGTCAGCCAGTATCGGTACATCCCGAAGCCGACCGCGAAGCACATCGTGCACACCGTACTGCAACCCGCAATCCGGTTCGAGAAGCGCCAGTGTATCGACCTGCCCCCGCTGACGTTCGTTGAACGTGATGCCCCGTTGACTCCTCAGCAAGCTGGCTTCTACAAGCTACTCAAGAAGGAGATGATGATCGAAGCAGCGGGAGAAGAAATCTCAGCCGTCAACGCCGCCACGCAGATCAACAAGCTCTTGCAAATCTCATGCGGCTCCATCTACACCGACACGGGTGAGGTCGTGGACTTTGACGTGAGTAATCGGCTCAACGTGGTGCAGGAGATTGTGGACGAGTGCAGTAACAAGGTGTTGATCTTTGTGCCCTTCACCCACTCGATCGCATTGCTTGAGAAGCACCTGACAAATAACGGCGTGACGTGCGAAATCATCAACGGCAGTGTGTCGGTGAACAAACGCTCGGACGTGGTCAAGCAGTTCCAAGAGCAACCAGACCCCAAGGTTCTCATCATCCAGCCGCAAGCCGCATCCCACGGGCTTACCCTTACTGCCGCCGACACCATTATTTGGTACGCTCCGTGCACCAGCGTTGAAACGTACCTGCAAGCCAACGCACGTATTGACCGCCCCGGTCAGGTCAACCCCATGACCATCGTCCACATCCGTGGAAGCCAAGTCGAAAGCCGCCTGTACTCCATGTTGCAGAACAACGTGGCAGGACACAAAGAAATCATCGACCTCTACCAAAAAGAAATTTTTGAAGAAACCTCTTGACAGTGTCAAGAGTTGTGGTAGAGTACACCCCAACCAAGGAGAAAAAGTATGGACGAAGAAGTTCAGGGGCAAGATTCCCCCCAATATGACCTCGACAAATTGACCGCCGTCTATCTCAAGATGCGCGACAAGCGGGACGACATGCGCCGTGAGGCCGAGGCAAAAGAAAAAGAACTTGAAGAGCAGATGAGCATCATCGAGACCGAGATGCTTGAAGTCTGCAAGCAAATGAACGCCGACAGCGTTCGCACCCCACATGGCACGATCATCCGTTCCGTAAAGTCACGGTACTGGACGAATGATTGGGATTCGATGTATCAGTTCATCAAAGAACACGATGCGTTTGGCCTGTTGGAAAAGAGACTTCATCAGACACACCTGAAAGAGTTTCTTTCCGAGAATCCCGACACGTTCCCCATCGGGGTCAACGTGGAAAGTTCGTACTCCGTGGTTGTTAGACGTTCCAAAGGAAATTAAGATGAGCAATATCACACTCTTGAATCAAGACCTCCCCGACTTCCTGCAACAAGCAGGTGTCAGTGACCTTACAAAATCTCTTGCCGGTAAGACCGGTGTCAAACGCATCGTGCCGAAAAACGGCATCTTCCGCAAAGTAGTCGGCGGCGAGGAAATGGGCAAGGTGAAAGGCAACATCAACGCCATCATCGTGAACGCATCCCCCAAAGTTGGCCGTATCTTCTACGCAAAGCAGTGGACCCCCGATGCCGAGCCAAGCGCACCAGACTGCTTCAGCAATGACGGCAATGTCCCGGACGCAGGTTCAGCCAACGCGCAGTCTGATCGTTGCGACTCTTGCCAGCAGAACATCAAAGGTTCGGGCATGGGCAACTCCAAGGCTTGCCGTTACAGCCAGCGTATCGCGATGGTGTTGGAAGAAGACTTTGGCACTTCACTGGAAGGTGAAATCTACCAGATGAACTTGGCATCGCACTACTTGGAATATCACATGTTCGAGTTGTTACACTGGCTTGCATATCTTTTGTTATGAGTTTTAT